CGTCATTATCAGTCAGGTTCTTTATATAATGAAGCAATGTTTGCGGTGCTGTTATAAATGATAATACAAATGCACTAACCGCATTTACTGCTCCTGTCGAGCCATCGGTAACACTAAAGGTTAAACTAAATGTCCCCGCGTAAGCTTCTACTGTTGATGGTGTAATGGTAAATACATTTTTACTTGCTCCAGTTCCTTGCACAACGGTTGCTGTTGCTCCACCACCATTTGTTAATGAGCCAGCAGTGACCGCATGAGAAAATGTAAGTGGGAAACCTTCAGGATCCGTTGATGCTACAGTAATAACGGTTGCAGTACCATCAATAGCTAAGTCATATGCGCCGTTAACTCCAGTAATATCTGTTGGTGTACTGTTAGTAACCGTAGCAATTAGAAACCAGCCAGACACAGAATAAACAAATATTTTATTTAAACCCGTTACTAATGCTTGATCACCATTACTCATTCCAGTATGAGCAATTAGTCCTGCCATATCCGCAAAAGTTTGCATACCCGTTGCACCGGCAGCCATTGCATTTTTACTTAATTTTCGACTATCTGCTGCAAGAGTACGATCCGCTATTTTAGAAAAAGCACCGCCTCCACCAAATGCCTTTGCGATTAAACTTGCTTTGCTTGCCATTCGAATACCTCTTTAGGTTAACTTTAATTGTATTTATATTAAAACTTTGAAAGATATCTGGCAACTGGTTCACAAAAGGGTAACAAACATAACCCCATCAATACGTTAACACCAGTATGTGCTAATGCTATTCGTAGTGTATCTCCTTTAGGCATACCATCTGACACTAAAATACCTGCTAACCATATAGTACCAGTCGTACCGATATTTGCTCCTAATACGCAAGCAATTGCTGCAGGCAATGGTATTGCTCCAGATGCTACTAATGCAATTATTGCAGTTGTAGATAATGAAGATGATTGCCATAGCAATGTCATGACAATTCCACCCAGAAACATCCAAAGAGGATTGTGTGTAAAGTATGATAAATGATCCATGTTACCCATAGATTTCATTCCACCTGAAAATGTTTTAAGGCCGATGTAAAAAATAACAAGGCCTACAATAGTAGTGATGACTGGGTTACCTAAATCCATTTTTTTGACTTTCTTTGTGAGTTTTTTGATATCATCCATAAAGTTGTTCCACTGAAATTAAAAATGGCAAGCCATTATGACTCACCATTTTATATATACGATTTATTAAGTTATATTATGGACGGAAACCCGCTTTGAATTGTCGTCGGATGCTTTTTCGACTAGTAACTGTCGAAACTTGTTTCCGCTGGGTATTTTGAACTGAAGTGAACTCAGCTGGAATTGCTTCAGACAATTTTGCTACTTCTGTCTTAACTACGTCATCCATTTGTTTATCCATATCTAAAGTTTCTACCATTTCACCAATAATTTTATCCACTGGTGCATTTATGATATCATTCACAACGTTTGTAATATTCATCTATATAGTCCTTTATTATCAAGTGTTAGCGTATTCAACTGCACTTTCAGCAGCTTTAATTTTCCGTGTTTGGTTTCCACCAAACCATTGTGAATGCAACCGGTTTTCTGCATTACGACCTTGAACGTGATCAGTAACATAGGTTACTGAATTAAGTGCCTGCCACCATGATCCTTCAGCATATCGTGCACCAGGTTGTGTTTCCAATGCATCATAGCAAAGTTTGGCATTACGTGAAAGATCATTATAATCAGAAATCTTAGCAGAAGCTTTCTCAGCTTTACGTGAAGTGTTTGGAAATACACCATTGTAAAAGCTAATAAGATCATCTGCAGAGACACGCTTTGATCCTAAGAATTGTGCCATTTCTTTGTACTTAGCAAATTTCTCACTTGCAATACCAAGAGTAGTTTTTACAGTATCACCGTCAAATACTGCACGGTGACCGATACGAACTGAACGTTGAGCAGCTTCACCTAAGCTCATTGTAAGAGTATTATTACAGACAACACGCACAGGAGTAAAACGAATATCAACGCTTTTGCCGTAGAGATGTGGATTACTGAAAAGAAGATAAGACTCAACAGTATCGTCTCCAAATACATCAAATGACTCCTTAATTTTTGCCAACGCCCAAACGTTTTGACCGTCTTTCAAAGAGCCCGCAGTTTCCATCTGCATATCTCCAGCTAAGACATATTCACTAAAGAATTCAAATGCTGTAGAATTCTGTACTGGATTCCACCCCGCACCAACATTAGTAAGAATTTTGCTATCCGTACTACGAATAAGAGCTTGTTGTCCGGTTTTAATTTTATTCCCGTCTACTTCAATAAACGCATCAACCTTTTCAACTTCCCAATCAAGACCAGCTTTTGTCTGCATCTGTTGAGGAGTAAGATCATTGCTAACCTGAGTGCCTAAACCATGCCAAGGTGTCTTATCAACGTATGCCATTTGTGCTACGCCATTTACCATTTCAACTTCGTGTGCCATTATTATATTCCCTTTTTCCTTTGATAAGTATATTATACCATAGTTCTTATTATATGTAAACCTTTAATTTAAAGAATATATGATTTAATAAACTATTTTAGAAGTGTGACTAATATGTCACGGTCTATTTTGTGGTTTTTCTATATAAATATGCTACAGGAGGCAATCCACATGATAGACCCATTCACAGCTATAGCAGCTGCAACAGCCGCGTATAAAGGACTTACTGCCGTTATTCAAGCTGGACAAGAACTAGAAGGTTGTACTGAATCTTTAGGCAAGTGGTTCGGTGCGCTTAATGATATGAACCGTGCGCAAGAACAAAGAAAAAGTCCACCATTACATGCAAAATTAATGGGCGCCGGTTCTGTTGAAGAAGAAGCATTTGCAATAATAACCCACCAAAAGAAAATGAAAGAACAAGAGGCCTCAATTAAACTGATGTTGAATATGAGATTTGGTCCTACATGCTGGGACGAAATGATGGATATGCGAAGAGAAATTAAAAAAGAACGTGAAGACACCGTTTACGCAGCAGAAGAATTCAAAGAAAAATGTATAGACGGTGGGATTATGATGGTCTTAAGTTTTGGGATACTCGCGTTTGTTTTTGGCGGAGTGTGGTTCATAGGTATTTTAGAAGGTTGGTGGTAAGGAAGATTCAATGTTCGGATCAAAGAATAGAGCAATAAAAGAAAAAGCAGAATCCATTTCAACACGGGTAATGCCAGTAATTTTAGAAGCGATTAAGAATTGTAAAGCAAGAGGCGCTAAGTTTGATATTTATCAAGTATTGCCTGCAGAACGAAAAACACCTAAAACTGGCGCAAGCTGGGATTTCTCAGTCTTTTATGAAATTGAAGGTGGTTTTAAATATAAAGAAATGCTAGAGGCAGAGTTATTAACCGTGACAAGAAAACACCAAACGCAAAATAAAGTTCCTGATAATGTTACAGATTTGACACCGTCAGTCTTAGGTAACAAGGGAATCAAAATTGCATTTGGTGTATTAGACTAATTCAAGGAATATCTAATGGTACAAGTCTTTATGTTAATACTAATTATTGGTATTGGGGCGGATAGGAAACAAGTTGAAGAAACTTTATATTTTAGATCAATTACTACATGTAACGCAACAGCTCAAGCGCTTGTAAAACGCTTTGGTCATTGGTCACCTATAAATCGAGCAGAAGCATATTGTATCCCATCATCAGTAACGGATGGAACACCTATCGTTTCTGATTAATTAGCTAATGGGTTATCTAATGCTTTAGTAACTAATGTATTCAACTCTCGTTCAAGAGTTTTTAATTTACTATCAGCGCCGGATTCCATAGAAGTTATTTTACTATCTACTTTGCTTAATAACGCATCAATTTTGTCATCAAACCTATCACTAGCATCATCTACTGTTTTACGTGCAGAATCTTTACCCTTATCAATCATTATATCAACTTCATCTACAGTTTCATTCACCTTTGATTCAAGTCGAGTAATCATGCTTTCTGTTCTCATTATAGAACTTCTTAATGAGCCCGTCGTTGCACTTACGTTCTCTTGGGTTTGAGTAACACTGTCTCTAATTGTTTTGATTTGATCTTGGAATGATGCTACAATTGATGTTGCTGATTGTAGTTCTTCACGTGTGACAGCAAGCTCTTGTTCTATTCCACTCATGTCTGGTGCTTCATACTCCATTATTTGTTCTTTCATATCCATGTAATCTGTATAGACCATGAACGATCCGTATAGTCCACCAATGGCTGTGCTGACAACGGTGAGTGCTGCACCTATTGTCATCGCAGTTACTTTAATTCCTAAAATACGAAACTCTTTATTTTTAAGATTTTCCATTTCTTCGTCGAGTTTATCTAAGCCTTCACCTAGGTCTTTTTTCTTTGCCATTTGTTTCTTCCTTAAAATTTAAACTGTTTTCCTATTATAATTCCAATCGTACCATTTTCTATTCCTGGTGCCATAAAAAAATCATTGCGTTCCAGTTTGATGAATGGAAATATTTGATCCATATAACCTGACACTAAACCAAGCTCTAACTCAAAGTCATATTTTAATCCAAAATCCTTAGATACATAAATGCTAGTGTTACGATTACTATTGTAAAAAGCTCCAATGTTAAATCCGTCATATTCATATATTATTGTTGGATGAAATACATTATATGTTTCAGACATATTCACATGCATAGTTATCACAAGTCCAAGTGTTAATCCTTCTATCATCTTATTGCCTTAAATTAGGATATTGCATATCCTCCATAATTCCAAAATTAGGATCATTAACAAACCATCTTGAGAATGCATTGTCAACAGGTTGTTGCGGGGGGTATGTATATCCATCAGGCACTTCTAAATCTCCATAATTAAAGTCAGGAACGAAGGCTATTAATGCTACTAATTGGGCTTGTGTTTCCATTTGCTCTTCAATAGTTGTAGCTTCACCGGCTTTATCTGTAATTGATTTTATTTTGTCGGCTATTAGTTGTTTGATCTTTTTCTTTTTGCTCTTCTTTTTCTCAGCTTCTGTGGGCTCTTCTACTGGTTCTGGTTCTTCTTTCTCGTCCTTTCCATCACCATCTTCAGTGCTAGTATCTTCCCCAGTGTCTTCTTCTGTTCCTGTATCGTCCTCGGATTCTGTGTCATCGCTGGATTCTTCTTCACTTTCTCCATCAGATTCGGATTCAGGCTGCTCTTCATCTTCTTGCTTTGCTGGCTCTTCGGTCTCGGGTTCTGACTCGGATCCTGAATCTCCGGCGTCACCAGATTCTGAATCTGGCTCGTCGGTATCTGCGCTTTCAGTAGTGCTTTCAGGTCCTGGCTCATCGGTGATAATCTCCTCTAATTCTGCTTCAAGTGATGCTGTCGTAATTTCTGGTTCAGCTGCTGCTACAATTTCTGGTATTACAATTTGTACAGGGATCTCGATTGGTGGTATTGTTGTTGGAATAATATCTATAATAGGTGGAGCAACTGGTAAATTTGGAACTGATATTATATTAGCTATTGGATCGGTAATTGATTCTTCAGAAATAGAAATGTAATTCGGACAAGCCATGTCGAACTGTCCATCTAAATCACATTGCTGATTGAAATATGATATTTGATACATTGGACATTCCATACTATATAATGAATCTAGTTCACATTGTTGAGTCAAAAATGCTGCAGCATATCCAGTACAAGATGTATCATATAACGTATCTAAATCACACTGTTGACTTAAGTATGCCACCTTATATCCAGGACAAGATGCATCGTATAACGTATCTAAATCACATTGTTGAGTAAGATAAGCGTCATAATATCCAGCGCAACCTTGATCGTATAAAGGACTTATTGTACATTGTTGGTTATAAAATGCAACTGCATAACCTGGACATCCCATATCATATAACGCAGAAGCTGTACAGTTTTGATTGTACATATAAGTAGCATATGCCTCTGCGTACCCATCACAACCTGAATTAAAAAGTGTGTCAACTAAACATGGATTATCTCTATATGTAAACCACATTTGACCATTTCTTATAACAGGTCCATAATATCCTGGGCTTAAACCATTGTCTTTTGCAGTTGTTATAAAACTTATATTTCCTAGTTGATTTGGACTATATATCGTTCCAGCACCGGTGACGTTATTAAAAAGCTCAATATGATCTTCTTCTATTTGCCATATAGCATTATTTTCAGAAACCTCATTTAAGCTATGCGCATTTTCATTATACCAATGGTACCATGTATCATAATCATATGTTTTTGTCTCTATAATATTTCCCATAGAATCGGTTAGTTTTACTTCAATAGTAAGAGTGTCAAGCTGATCTGCATATTCACCAGTTGCTTTAAAGTTTTCATCCAATCTATTTTCAATATCGGTATCACATTGTATTGTAGAACCATCTGCTTTAGTTACATTAAAGCAACCATTAATCCATTTCCAACTATAATGTAATTTGTCAATTGATATTCCGCTTACAGCTAATACACTATTAATAGCGATTGTCATTGCAAAGCTATCACCACAAGCTCCAAATTGAATAGTATCATTTCCAGGCCATTGTGATCTTTCACCTGTAAGAATGTTTAAATGACTTAAGCCATCAACACACGGGGCGTTAGTAACAACTCCTGTACTAAAATCACCCGCGAAAGGATTTGTTGTAATAGTACCATCATCATTTGTAGTATAACCCAAGTCTACAGTTTCTGCATTAACAGCTGTTGCAATGGTTATATCTCCAACGCCAACCGCCGTAGTTGCAACGGCTATATCTCCTGTTGTTGATATGATTGGTAGTATTTTGCTCCAAGCTTCAGCTTCTTTTCTAGTAGCGATTATTGCAAGAGCAGTAGCTTCTTGTTGAGCTATGATTAATGCTGCGGCTTGAGCTGCATCGGCTTCTTGTTGAGCGGTAATTATGGCAAGAGCATCGGCTTCTTGTTGAGCTATTATTGCTTCTTGTTCGGCAGCTTGGGCCGCAGCAACTTCGGCTGCAGCAGCTTGGGCTACAATTGCTGCCATTGCATCAGCATTTTGTTGTGCTATTATTGCTTCTTGTTGAGCAAAGAGCGCAGCAATCATATTAGCAATATCTTCTAATATTCCTGCGTTACTTTGCGAAGATGAGGAGAATAGTAAGAGCAAGACCAACAACAGTCTTCCCAGTATCCCATTGACGTTTTTGAACATCAGCCTTACTTTCCGGTATAAATTCTAGTGGAATCTCTTTTTTGCCTTTCCAAGTTTTCCAACCTAATGTAGCTTCATCCCCTATTTTGCCTTCGAACGGGCAAGGCGTTCCAGCCATTCCCATTGCATCATGAACTCTACGATCTTGACATAATACAGAAACTGCAGCAACTTTCATTCCAAAATCATACAAAGTCTTTGATATTTTAAGTCTTTCACAATTCTGATCTATTACAGTTTCACCAGTAGATATACCAAGGATCTGTGTTTGAACAGCACCTGAGATACCTACTGTACAAAGATCAGTCGAATTACCACTTACACCTGGCGATATCGCGGAAGGTGGCGGTGATATTACAATAGTTCGTCCAGATGAATCAACAGAACTGTTACTCTTAGTAGTCGATTCAATCACGGTTTGAGCCCGAAGCATAATTGATGAGTAGCTTGTAGCAAACATTACTAATGCACATATAATAATCAATCTCTTAATAGACATATTCATAATTCCTTAACTTCATTACATATATTCTATTTATAAAAAAAGGGCCCCTGAGGACCCTTTTTCTTTTTTTAGATTTTTACTAAATTTAGAAGCTAAACGATACTCCGACTTCCATCTGCTGGAGACCAGCATCATCTTCAGCAATACCAGCTTTAGCTGTTGCACCGGCTCCAAGAGTATAACCAACGCCTACACCCTGCCACGATTTATCAGCAGCACCTACAGTAGTTACATCCTTTTTAAATACTGTTGCAGAGACTGCACCAATATCAAAGCTTGCACTCATTGCCATAGTTTCAACATCTGCCGCTGTACCATTGTCATCGTCAGACATTGCAATTACACCAGTTACACCCATGATAGTAGTAGATGCACCCATTGATGTTTGAGTTGCAGCACCAATAGTCGATTGACCTACTGAAACAGCGATGCTTGTATCATCCATAATACTTGTAGAGAAACTAGCACCAATTGCCATGTTATCACCAGTTTGTACAGTAGTATCCATTGACATACCCAGTGAGACTGGACCAACATTCATAGCATAGCCAAGATTATGACCAGCTGAATTATATGATACTTCATTGAAATCACCCAAACCAGATGCACCAATACCCGCAACATCGCCTACAGCATTTTCGTCTGCCCCATTAAGGTCACCCATAGAAAGTTTACCAAAAGAAGTAGTGATCCACTGCGAACCGGCTGTGCCTGCTGCACCATTTACTGCGTTATCAGCACGGATAGTTGCTCCCATACCCATGCCGTTATCTAGTGCAACATCCCCAGTGAAACTAAGGCGAACGCGGTTAATTGCTGATGTTGTAGTTGTACCATTAGCATTTTCCACAGATTTCACACCAATACGTCCAGTGCCATCAATTGACAGGTCGGCTTGGGCCATAGTTGTAAGTGCTGTCGTTGCAAGAGCAGCAATTGTAAGTGTAGTGAGTTTCATAAATAAATTCCTTGTGTTTTATGAGTAGTTAGATTAATGGTGCCACTTTTCTGTTGCTAAGCAAGTGGCCAGCTCCCTGTGTTAGGCCGCTAGGGCGTAACCAGAAGGTGCAAAATTATTGTTTGCATTTGTAGTTTTTCTTGCGTTACGTAGCTTGCGCACGGAGGTCTCCACGTTTCTATCAATATCTGTCGATCCTATTTCAGCCCCATCAAAAAGACACGAATAAGTACATTATTTAGTGTCCTTATGGTGGAGCTGTCGGGTACCGCCCCCGAGTCCAGAATATATTAAGTTAGTATCATCAATCTCGATCTTATTTATCTATTATATCATATTCTTATGGTAATGTAAATAGACAAATAAGAGTTTGTGACAAATATGTCACAGTTCTATTAGGTATAAACTGCATTAAATTGTTGAGTACACCTAATAAAAGTAGTACATTTGCTTAAGCTTTTAATTGATTCAGCACCTGCATAAGTACATGTGCTTCTAAGTCCACCTAAGATATCTTGTACTGTATGTTCTACTGCACCACGATATGGAACTAATACTTCACGTCCTTCACTTGACCGATAATTTTTTAATCCTCCAAAGTGTTTTTTATTAGCAGCATTACTACTCATACCATAGAATTCTACAAATTTCTTTTCTTCATACACGGCTTCAAAAAAGTTATCATCAGTTTTAGTAAGTTCAGTTGTTTCATAAGTTTTAGTAATTACATCACCACCACCTTCGTCATGTCCAGCTAACATACCACCGAGCATTACAAAGTCAGCTCCAGCAGCGAATGCTTTAGCAACATCACCTGGGCATACACACCCTCCATCCGCAATAATAAGACCACCTAAACCGTGAGCAGCATCGGCACATTCAATGACAGCACTTAGTTGAGGGTAACCTATTCCTGTTTGAATACGAGTAGTACAAACACTACCTGGACCAATACCCACCTTAACAATATCTGCTCCTGAAAGAATCAATTCTTCTGTCATTTCACCAGTAACAACATTGCCAGCAATAATCACCATTTCTGGGTAAAGCTGTCTGAAATTTTTTACAAACTCAACAAACCTTTCTGTGTATCCATTAGCGACATCAATACAAACATATTTTAAATTTGGACCTCCAACACTCTCATACACTGCTTTGAATTTGTCTTCATCAGCTTCACTGATGCCGATACTCATTGCTGTCAGATTTGTACGTAAACCATCATCATTACTAAAATATTCGACTAAATCATCTACGCTATATGTTTTAACTAGACAAGTAAATATACCTTGGAGACCAAGGACTTTAGCCATTTCAATAGTGCCAACCCCATCCATGTTAGCGGCCATAAGTGGAACACCTTCGTAATGAATTGGATTAGTGCTTAAGGGATATATTGGAAAGTAGTTCCTAAAGTTAAAAGTACGTTCAAGATCAACATCTTTTCGCGATTCAAGAGTGCTTCTCTTAGGTCGAATAAGGACATCTTTATAATCGAATTTCATATCATTATCAATACGCATTTAATCTTTCCCTATTGTTTTAACAGTAGTGCTATTAGATATCATCTTTTCTTTAATATCATAGATTTGTTCAGTCTTAATCATATCAATGATTTGATTAGTCAATCCGACTTCACGCTCCAAATATCCAATTTTCATCTGTAATTTTTTAAGTTCATCTAAGTAGTACTCTAACTCTTTTTCTTTTCTTAGTTTCTGTTCTATGAAATCGGTTATCAAAATTAGTTTAGATTCTTCCATTAAAAATCCTCGTCATGAATGTGCAATTGAATAAGAGCATAATGAAGAATTTTCATTAAGTCCTTACGAGCATCTGCACGCGTTCCTTTATTACCATATCTATTAGCATACTTATCTACATTACCCATACAGAATCCTGTACCATGG